CTACTGCCCATACGTTCCTCTCACTATGGTTCGTGCAGTTGACGAAAACACATTCCAACCTAAGATTGGCTTCAAGACTCGTTATGGTCTTCAACAGAATCCATTCGTTGGTTCGGCATCTGGTATCGGTTCTGTCGCATCGAATCCTTACTTCCGTAAGTTCGCTATTGCAAACATCAACGTTGCTGGATAAGTTTAAATTAACTTAATACAAAGGGAGTCATTTTGGTGACTCCCTTTTTTGTCTATAAATATGTTGTATGAGTAACCTCACAGAAAACCATAATCTTTTATCACCAAACGGGTTCAAACTCGTGATTAATAGAAATATATTGAGTAATCTGGAGTACTTTGCAACTTCACTATCTCTTCCGTCAGTGTCACAGGGTGAAGTTGGCACTAATAGTAAGCAATACAGGAGTTATCTACATGGTGATCTCCAATACGGTGATTTATCAGTTAGAGTAGCTATTGACGAAGACATGAAGGTTTACAAAGAAGTAAGTGAGTGGATAAAGCAGCAACAAATCGAATCAGAACCTATCACGTATGATGCAACTCTCATTATCCTCACTAGTCACAATAATCCAAATCAGTCGATCAGATTCAAGAACTTATTTCCAATTAGTGTAGGCGCATTAGACTTCAGTACACAAGTTAGTGATATTGAGTATATGCAAGCCGAGATCAGTTTCAGATACGACTCGTTTGATTTTGTATAGATAGTAGTATGGCTATTTCATCAAGTAAACTAAGAAGAGCAGCAAAGAAGAGTTTCTTCACAATGAAATATGAGTGATATAATTATATTAAGTGTTATAGCGTTGATCACACTTATAGCTCTTATAGTGGTATCTTGTACGTCTTGCGATACTGCAACCGTAACAACTGCGCAGGTCATTATAAGTCTTACAGGATGCTTTGGTTTTACAGTGGTTCATACACTCAAATAACTTGTATAAATAGGTTATATGATGAGTTTGAATGATATATTAGAATCCTGGAAGAAAGATTCAGTGATTGATGAAAATGCACTAGATGATGTTACTGTAGAAACATCGAAGATGCACGCTAAATACCTTGAAATCTTTGCGTTGTCTAAGCTGCAATTAAAGAGAAAAGAATTTGAGCAAGATCAGATTAAGAAAGTTAAGTGGATGTACTACAACGGTAAGATGACTAAAGCTGACATGGATAGTCGCGGTTGGGCGTATGATCCATTTGATGGTATGAGTAAACCTCTAAAGTCTGAGATGGAGATGTTCTATAATACAGATGCGGATCTTGTAAAGATCAAATCAGGTATTGAATACCAGAGATCTATCATCGATACTTTAGAAGAGATTATGAGTAATATTAAATGGAGACATCAGCATGTACGTAATGTACTTGAGTTTAAGAAGTTTACATCAGGCATGTAATCAAATGTATTATCTTCTCACTTGTTAATTTAGATATAGTTAGATCTTGTTTGTCTTTGTTTTGATTAATATCTATTATAATACTTTTACTACAGCTTGTAAACAACAAAACACCAATAATAGCATTTATTATGATAATTATTAAAAAGAAGAATGAAGCGAAGCTTTTCGTCACTAGTGACGACTCAGGTGTCTTAATGGAGATATCAGAATTCTTTACATTCTACGCCGATGGATACAAATGGATGCCTGCATTCAAAAACAAACTTTGGGATGGCAAAGTTAGAATGTTCAATTCGCGTGATAAGACACTTCCTTATGGTCTACTTGATGACGTACTGCAATTTGCTAAAGAGCGTGGTTACCAAGTTCAAATTGATCCGGAAGTATCAAATCAATTCGAGTATAAAGAGGACTTCATTGATAGCTTAACCATCTGTGCGGGTGACAAAAAGATTAGCCCAAGAGATTACCAAAAGAAAGCATTTGAATATGCTACCACACACGGTCGTTCTATCTTGTTATCTCCCACAGGTTCTGGTAAGTCTCTGATCATTTACATGCTTATTCGGTACTTCTTAAGTGAAGAAATGGATAGGAAGGCAATCATTGTTGTACCTACTACATCTTTGGTTGAGCAGATGTATAAAGACTTTGAAGACTATTCATCACAAGACCCTGACTTCAATGTAGAGGACGAAGTACATAAAATTTATTCTGGCAAAGAGAAGACGTTCGATCAGTCAGTAGTTATTACAACGTGGCAATCAGCTATTAAGCTTCCACCTCAGTGGTTTCTACAATTCGGTTGTGTTATTGGTGATGAGGCTCATACATTTAAAGCTAAGTCACTTACCACTATTATGGATAGGTTGTCTAATGCTGATATGAGAATCGGTACAACTGGTACGTTGGACGGTGGCCAAGTAAATGAATTGACTCTAAAGGGTAACTTTGGTTCGATCTTTAAGGTAACTACCACACAAGAACTAATTGAATCCAACACTTTAGCTGAATTAAATATTCAGTGTCTAGCTCTCAAGTATCCTGATGATGTAAGGAAAGCGTTCGGTAAGCAGACTTATGCCGAGGAAATCAACTTCATTGTTGCGCATGAGAAACGCAATCGGTTCATTTCAAATCTTGCTTTAGATCAATCAGGTAATACGCTTGTGTTGTACAATCTTGTTAAGAAGCACGGCGAACCGCTATTCAAACAAATCAGAGATAGAGCTGGTGATAGACCCGTATTCTTTGTGTCTGGTGGAGTAGCTGTTGAAGAGCGAGAAAGAATACGTGAACTAACCGAGAAGGTAACAGGTGCAATTATTGTAGCCAGTATGGGTTGCTTCAGCACGGGAATTAATATTAAGGCACTTCATAATATCATTTTTGCTTCTCCTACTAAATCTCAAATCAGAGTATTACAATCAATCGGGCGTGGTTTAAGAAAGAGTGAAAACGATCAAGGTACTATTGTGTACGATTTAGCTGATGATCTATCTTGGAAAAGACGTAAGAACTATACACTCAATCATGCTGTGCACCGCGTAGGGATTTACAATAAAGAAGGATTCAACTATAAGATTCACGAAGTCAAATTGTAGATTAGATTAGTGTATATATAATATACAGACTAAATTATGAAAAACCCTGAAAAGATCCTAGACTACTTAATTGAAACAGACATATACACATATCGTCTATGTAACGGTGATATCATAATCGCTGAAGAAGTGCTTTATGAAAATGATGATAGAACCTTTATTTCTTTCCCGGGTTTACTCATACCTTTGTACGATCAAGACACAGATCAGGACTTTGCTTTAGCACCATGGGATATCTTTCCTACTAAAGAATTGATAGAACTAAATAGTAATAATGTAATTAGTAAGGTTGAGACAACAATGAGCCTTAAGGCTCATTACTTTAATTTTATTATTGCTAACAATGAAACATCTAATTTAGATGATGAATTAGATGAAGCATTGGATATCCTTAAGCAATTTACTATTGATGAAGCTTCTTTTGATCATAATAAGAGATGGCAATGGAAGCCTGAATTGAACTAAGTCTCTTTGTTTTGATTTTAATCAATTATAGCAAGTTTGGCTATGGTTGTAAACAACTAAATTAATTATTTACATTTGGTTGAAACTAGTGTATTATATAATACATAATGAATCAAACTAAACTAACTACATATCATGGCAGCTAAAAGAACACGCAGAGCACCAGCTCACTACGTCAATAATAAGGAATTCTCACAATCAGTTGTTGATTATGTCAATAGCGTAAACAAAGCTAGAGAACATACTGAACTTGAACCTAATATCACTGAGTATATTGGTACATGCTTCCTTAAGATCTCTGAAGGTTTGTCGCATAAGCCAAACTTCTACTCATACACTTATCGAGAAGAAATGGTAATGGACGCAGTTGAGAATTGCATTAAAGCTATTATGAACTACGACGTTGATAAAGCAACTCGCACAGGTCTGCCAAATGCCTTTGCATACTTTACTCAAATCTCGTATTACGCGTTTCTTCGTCGCATTGCTAAAGAAAAACGACAACAAGAGATTAAGGAGCGTTACATAGATCATGCAGGTGCATCAGCTTTTGCAGACTTTGGTAATCATGTTGATTCGAGCTCGATTGTAGATGCAGTTAGAACCAAAAACCAACAACATCGCACCGATAAAGATACTTGTGTGACACCACCACCTGCACCAAAAGTGCGAAGCAAAAAGAAGCGCTCTGACCCGTTTGATTCGTTTTATCAGGAATCCTAATTATTATGAGCAAAATAGCGATAATTAACGATAGCCATGCAGGCGTCAAAAATGGTTCAGATATCTTCCTCGACTATTCAGGTCGATTCTACGAAAATGTGTTCTTCCCATATTTGTTGAAGAATGACATCAAGCGCATTATCCATCTCGGTGACTATTTTGAGCACCGTAAGTTTGTTAATTTCAAGGTACTACAACGCAATTACGAGCAGTTCATTGCTAAGCTTGAAGAGTATGATATTCACATGGACATCATCCTTGGGAATCATGATACATACTTTAAGAATACTAATGAACTCAATTCAGTACACGAGATTTTAAGACAGTATGATAACATTACTATATATGATGAGCCCACAACTGTGTCATATGACGGTTGCGATATTCTATTATTACCGTGGATTTGTGAAGATAATTATGATAGATCTATTGAAGCAATTAAGACATCAAAAGCAACTATTCTAGGCGGTCATTTAGAGCTTGCTGGGTTTGAAATGATGCGTGGCATTAAGTCAAAGTCACATGGTATGGTAGCTGATTTGTTTAATGGTTATGAAATGGTTCTGTCAGGACACTTTCACACCAAAAGTACGCAAGACAATATTCACTATCTTGGAACTCAATATGAGCTTACATGGTCTGATTCTGATGATCCTAAGTTCTTTCACGTGCTAGATACTGATACACGTAGCTTGACACCAGTGCGTAATCCAGATACAATGTTTCATAAGCTAGTATATGATGAGGACAAAATTCCCGAGATCAAAACTAGCTATGCAAATACCTATGTGAAAGTAGTTATCCTCAACAAGAAAAACTTGTTTACATTTGACCAATGGTATGATAAACTACAGAAGGTTGCACCGTTTGAAATCAAGATTATCGAATCATTTGAGGAGTATCTCGGTGAAAGTGTTGAAGACGACGAAGTGAGCACTTCAGACACCCCAACCTTACTAAATAGCTATATTGATTCAACTGAAACTGCTTTGAATAAAGACGTACTAAAAAAGCTTATGCACGAGCTGTACGTTGAAGCCCAAAATATTACTGACATATAATGATTATCTTTGAAACATTGAAATACCGCAATTTCCTTAGTACTGGAAATACTCCGACTGAAATTCAGCTGAACAAAAACACAGCTACTCTTGTAGTGGGTGCTAATGGCGCAGGTAAGTCAACAATGCTTGATGCACTGTCTTTTGCTCTTTTTGGAAAGCCCCATCGCGCTATTAACAAACCTCAGCTTGTTAATAGTATCAATAATAAGAACTGCGAAGTTGAAGTAACTTTTTCGATCGGTCCTAATCAATATAAAGTATTTCGTAGTGTGAAACCAGGTAAGTTCATGATCTACAAAAATGATGAACTGTTGAATCAGGAATCGCACACGCGTGACTATCAGAAAGTGCTTGAGAGTAACATTCTAAAGCTTAATCACAAGTCTTTCCACCAAGTTGTGGTGCTTGGATCGAGTAGTTTTATCCCATTCATGCAACTTCCATCAGCACAACGTCGTGGTGTTATTGAAGACTTGCTTGACATTGGTGTGTTTACTAAAATGAATTCTTTGACTAAAGAACGCTATTCTAAGCTGAAAAGCGAAATAAGGAGTACTGAAGGTAATATCAACATCCTCCGTGAGAAGATTATTCTGCAAAAAAGACATATCAATGAGCTAAAACAGATTGATCTAAACCAGTCGGTTAAACACGAAAAGAAAATTAGCGAACTTGAAGCTGAAGTTACTTTGCTTACCGAACGCAATATCGAGTTACATTTACAGTTTGATGAGACTTATCCAAATGTAAGTGAATCTATTTCACGACTAGTTGATACACAGCGCGCTAAAGATAACGAGCGATCTACCTATCAGTATGAGATTAAGTCACTAGTTAAGCAAGCTAAGTTTTATGAGCAAAATGACAAGTGTCCTACATGCGCACAAACTATTGGGGCTGATCTTAAGAACACAAAGCGAAATGAGTTGAAAGAGAATGCCACCTCTATTAGTGACTCCATGAGCGGCATCAAGTCTGAACTGAGTGAACTGTCTGTTAAACTACACGAACTAAATACAGAGCAAGAATCACTAAACAAAATTCGTACTAACATCCGGGGCAACGATCAATTAGTTGATAATCTAGTCAAACAGATTACTTCACTAAAATCAACTGAGGAAGTTAAATCTGTTGACACTACATCAGCTGAAGCTACACTAAAATGTAATGAGGAAGAGGTGATCAAACTAGATAAGATGAAGCAATCTCAATCTCATGTGTCGACTTACTTCGAAGCAATCTTTGAGCTACTGAAAGACACTGGTATTAAGACTAAAGTTATTAGACAGTATTTGCCTGTGATGAACAAGTTGATTAACCAGTACCTACAGATTCTAGACTTCTTCGTGTCCTTTAATCTTGATGAATCATTTACTGAAACGATCAAGTCTCGTCACCGTGATTCATTTTCATATTCATCGTTTTCAGAAGGTGAAAAGTCTCGCATTGATTTGGCTTTACTATTCTCATGGCGTCAAATCGCTAAAATGAAGAACTCAGCTAACACCAACTTATTGATCTTAGATGAGACATTTGACTCGTCATTGGACACTGATGGTGTAGATAATCTCCTCAAGATTCTGAATACACTTCGTGACGATTCTAATGTATTTGTTATATCGCACAAGCAAGACATGCTTGACAGCAAATTTCCAGCCAAAATCGAATTCACGAAAAGCAACAACTTCTCTGTTGCAGTCCTTTCTTAGACATAAGATGCAGTATATTCATCACAATATACTGCATCTTTTTTCAGCTAGTTTCATAAAGCGCTGATAACCAACTAGATTTACCTTAAGAAAGGTGTGTACAAAGCAGCGCTTTCGGTGTATAATATAAAGGTAACACTTATATATTATGAAACTAACTGAGAGAAAATCAAATTTGGCTAAGCTTTTGGCCAAAGAAAATATTGTCGTCACTCAAGGCAATATGAAAACCGCCTACTTCGATGTCAAAAATCGAGTATTAGGTTTGCCCACGTGGAAAAATCGTGCTGATCGCGCCGATGCCGTTTATGACATGTTGATTGGCCATGAAGTTGGTCACGCACTTTATACACCTGAGGACGCACACGCAAGATATGAGAAAGCTTGCCCTTCAGCACCTTTCGATGTCTGCAATATTGTTGAGGACATTCGCATTGAGCGCTTGATCAAAGCTGCCTATCCCGGATTGCCTCGTTTGTTTAATACTGCTTATAGCGAGTTAGTTGAAGCTGACTTCTTTGGTATTGCTAATAAAGACATTAAGAAACTTAATTTCCTTGATCGCCTTAACCTTCGTGGTAAAGTTGGTGATTTGCTTGAAGTTCCTCTTGATGCTCATGAAGAGACAATTTACCAAAAGTGTCTTGCCGCTGAAACCTTTGAAGAAGTCCTTGAGATTTGCATCGAAATTGTGAATGCAAATGACGAAGACGAAAACGAAGAGCAATCTTCAGATGAGTCTAATGACGAAACTGAAGAAAACGAAGATGAAGCTGAAGATGAAGCTGCGATGCCAACTGAAGATGACGAATCCGATTCTGAAGATGACGGTGAAGAAGCTGAGACTGCGTCTAATGAATCTGAAGAAGAATCTTTAGAATCTGAGTCTTCTTCAGACAATATTGAATCTGAGGACGAATCTGCTGAAACTGAAACTGTTGAAAACGAATCAGCTGAGACCACTGAACAAGGTGACAACCCTTCTGAAGAAGATCCTAAAGACCCACTCACTTCAGAAACATTTAAGGAATTCGAGCAGTCACTAAAAGACGAAGTTGAAACTCCTAAAAGTCAAGGTTTCTTACCTTTGAGCTTTCCACGAAAGTCTTACATAAAGGAGCACATTATTACACATGATGTGTTAGCTGAACAACGAGGCACTGTTGAGTCCAACTTCCGCAAAATTGAGGATGAGCGCCGAACAAATGGCAATGAAGAATTTGCTTTCAATGAGAATTTTGATGTAGCTCACACTGCGCTTAAGAAAAAGACTAGTAAAAAAGTTGGTTCAATGGTTCGTGATTTTGAGCGTCGTAAAGCTGCGTTTCAGTACTCACGATCACAAGAGGCTCGCACAGGTGTGATTGATCCTACTAAGCTTCACTCCTACAAGCTAACTGATCAAATTTTTCTAAGCAAATCAGTGCTTGCTAACGCTAAATCTCATGGCATGATCTTCTTAATTGACTATTCAGGCTCTATGAATGCAGTGCTTGCTGACGTCATTGAGCAAACCTTGAATTTGGTTGAGTTTTGTAAGAAAGTTGGAATCCCATTTGATGTGTATAGCTTCACTAGTGGTTACTATGGCCGATACAAAAATGGTGACACAACTCCTTCATTCAATGAAGTTACCCTTGACAATGTAATTCTTATTCATCAGCTTAGCTCTGACATGAAAAAGTCAGTCTACAATGAAGCTACCAAAAACCTTTGGGCTCAATATTGGTTGCGCAAAAATGATGTGGGCTATTCCTTGTCCATCACTTCTGATTTTGAGCGTTTGGGTGGAACTCCTCTTGATACTGTGTTGACTATGATGCACTCTATTGTCGCTGACTTCATTGCTAAGCATAGAGTTCAAAAAACTATGTTTGTAACTCTTACAGACGGTGACTCAAGCGGTCTTGATTATAATTGTGATCAATCTGAGTGGTCTCCAAAAATTCGAGTTAAGGCAAATAACAAGACTTATGATTTCAAACCTCGTGCAGCTACTAAAGCACTAACTAAAATTATTGGTGATATTCCAACTGTCTCAACTATCGGATTCTATATTCCTTCACCACATTCACAACCACGCAATCTTATTCGGTTTAAAATGGGCATGAATGATCCACAAAAGATTGCAAAAGAAGTTAAGTTCATGAAAAAGAATGGATTTGCTCAATTCGACGGCCATGAAGGTTATGGTACGTACTTCCTAATTGAGCCTAAATTAGTGATCGATGATGATGATGAGTTTACACACGAGACAAGCGATTCAATTGCTGACTCACGAAAAGCTCAAAACAAGTTAGCAAAAGAGTTCTCGAAGCATCATGGTGGTGCTAAGAAAGCACGTGTATTAATGACACGAATCGCAGAAAAGATTGCGTAAAGTCCGTAAGTAACTGATAACCAACAACATTCTCTTTAAAAGAAGTGTGTACAAATCCTGAAAAATATGGTATAATTAATACCTACTGAGTAACTCTCCTATATTATGAAAACTATGATCACAGACAATATTATCGCCCTCATTCACGAAAAGTTCAATCTCACGAATCAGCCAATTCGCCGCAAGGCATTTGTTGCTGAAGGTGTCGCAATGGGCTTTTGTGATAAAGAACTCCACAAAACAGTTGTGGGTCGCTTCAAGCGCTCTTCAACTCGCGGTCAATACTACTTCCCAACGTTGAATGTTGCGACCCCAATTGCAGCTCCTTCAGCTCCAATTGCAGCAGCTCCTTCAGCACAAGAGCAATTCAAAAATGCAATGTCTGTTTCATCGGTGTGTGATGATGAAATTTACATCCCAAAAGTTGACAACACTTACATCAAATGGGGCGAATACGCTACAGTGATGAAGGTTGTAAATTCCGGATTCTTCTTCCCTCTTTTCATCTCAGGTATGAGTGGTAATGGTAAGACCTTCATGGTTGAACAAGTTTGTGCAAAGGCTAAACGTGAATATGTTCGTGTTCAAGTCTCACCTGAAACTGACGAAGACGATTTGATTGGTGGCTTCCGCTTGATCAATGGCGAAACCATTTTTCAAAAGGGTCCTGTGATCAAAGCTATGGAGCGTGGTTGCATCCTTCTTATTGATGAGATTGATCGTGCTACAAACAAGATCATGTGTCTACAAGGTATCCTTGAAGGCAATCCCGTTTTGCTTAAGAAGACTGGTGAAGTGATCACACCTGCCAAAGGTTTCAATGTGATTGCTACTGCGAATACTAAGGGTCGAGGCTCCGACGATGGTCGTTATTCTGCAGCAACTATCATTGATGATGCGTTCCTTGAGCGTTTTGTTGCTTCGATTGATCAAGAGTTCCCAACCCCTGCAATTGAAACCAAAATCCTTACAAAACATGCTGAAAAGTATGGCGTAAATGATGAAGTTTTCATTAACAAGTTGATTGCATGGGCACTAGTAATTCGTAAAACTTTCGAAGATGACGCCATTGATGATGTAATTTCAACTCGTCGCTTGTGCCACATCATCAAAGCTCATGCTGTCTTCGAAGATCGAATGACTGCCATTCAGAAGTGTGTAAATCGTTTTGATGAAGACACTCGCGCTTCATTCCTTGATCTTTACACTAAGATTGATGAGTCTGCTGAACTGCCAACTGAAAGTTAACCTTTATGAATGATGGAATTAAACACGATGGTAGCAAACCCGAATATGGTTTGCTACCACCCTTTGCTCTTGACGAAGTATCTAAAGTCTTAACTTTTGGCGCGCATAAATACGATCGCGGTAATTGGAAGAACCTTAAAGATTTAGAACGACGATACTTTGACGCAGCACAACGACACATGTGGGCCATTAAACGTGGTGAAACACGTGATTCAGAATCTAACTTACATCATTTAGCTCATGCTACATGTTGCTTACTCTTCCTAATTGAAGCCGAATTGAACCCTAATATAATAACAAAATAATGAAACTGTCACAAGATACAATTGCAGTGCTAAAGAACTTTAGTGCTATTCAGCCAAACCTCGTAGTAGAACCAGGCTCTACTATTTCAACACTTGCAGATGCTATGCACATCATGGCTGAAGCAACAATTGAAGAAACATTCCATAGTAAGTTCGGAATTTACGATCTTAACGAATTCTTATCTGCACACTCCTTGCTTGATGATGCAGATTTAGAATTCTCAGAGTCTTCAGTGCTTCTTAAATCTGGTGCTGCTGAGGTTAATTATCACTTTGCTGATACAACAATCTTAACTACCAAAACGAAGAAAGTCGAAATGCCACCCGCTGATATTTCCTTTGTACTGACTGAACAGCACATCGCTAATATTCGACGAGCATCCGCAGCACTAAAACTTGACACACCGGTGCTCTCTATCATCGTTGAAGATGACAAAGTAGTTGCACGAGTTATGTGTATTGTAAATCCATCGTCTAACAGCTATTCGTTGATCATTGGACCTCACGAAGGTGATCCAATTGAGTCTGACTTTAGATTCGTTATCGACAATCTGAAACTTATTAGTGGTGACTACGAGGTAGACATCACAAACAAACTAATTTCCAATTGGAAACACAAATCGAAACAGGTCCAATACTGGATCGCACTTGACAAAACATCAAAAGTAGGATAATCATATGAGCGAAGAACAAACAGAAACAACTGCCCCACAGGTTAGCATTAACGACTTTATTGTCATGGTTAAGCTCATTGACATTTGTTCCAAACGAGGAGCATTCGAAGGTGTTGAATTGAGTGATGTAGGTCAACTGCGTGGCCGGCTAGCTACGTTTGTAGAATACCACAAGCCTGTCGAAGAAGCAGCTGAAGAGACTCCTGAAGAGACTCCAACAGAAGCTTAAATACTAAACAAGAGCGGGCACAAGATAAGCTCTGTGCCCGCTCTTTTGTTATTTACGTTATACTGAATTTAGATTATTATACATATATGAAAGAAATGAAATTTAATGGCCGATACTTCTCTTATGTTTATAAATAGGAGTATGGAGATATACAAAATTACAAACACAGTAACTGATAAGGTTTACATAGGTAAAACGAAAGACTCTGTCAAGAGACTTAAAAAACACTTTACAAACGCCAGATTGGAAGATCATCAAACCAAGCTATACAGATCCATTAGAAAACATGGCAGAGAAGTATTTATAATACATATTATAGAATCAAATATTTCTGAAGGTAAAATTGACGAAAAGGAGATTGAATATATTGCGAAATACGATTCCTTTGCGAATGGTTATAACATGACTTTGGGTGGTGAAGGCGGAGATACATCAAGCTCACCGAGGTATAAAGAGGGTATAAGGAAGTTTCATGCTAATAGAAACCCCGAAGATTACGCGACATTTGGGATGTTAGATAAAACACACGATGAAAAGACTAAACAAAAACAATCGCAGGCCAGAGCCAATTGGCACGCTAGTCTAACTAATGAACAGCGTGAATCACGTAAAGAAAAGGTTAGTGGTAAAAGAAACGGTATGTATGGTAAAACACCATCTAATGCGATACCCGTGCTAGTTGATGGTAAAGAATATTCGTCGATCAACAAGGCTGCTAAGGCGCATAATCTAAGTCCATATTTTCTAAAAAAACAACACGATGTACAACAATTGAATGTACAAAAACCATAAACTGAATTATAATAATATTATGACTAAAGAAAATCTAATCTGGACGGAAAAGTACCGCCCGCAAATTATTGCAGATTGCGTACTACCACAAAAATTGAAGAAGACATTCTCTGAGTTCGTTAAGAACAAAGATATACCTAATATTATCCTTGCTGGTCCAGCTGGTACGGGAAAGACTACTATTGCTAAAGCACTATGTAACGAACTTGGTTTAGATAGTCTACTAATCAACGCATCGGAAGAAAGCGGTATTGATGTACTTCGTAATAAGATTAAGCAATATGCTTCATCAATGACTCTTGATACGAGTACAAAGTACAAAGTTGTTATTCTTGACGAAGCTGATTATCTTAATGCACAATCTACTCAACCTGCATTGCGTGGTTTTATCGAAGAGTTCTCGTCTAATTGCCGATTCATCCTTACTTGTAACTTCAAGAATCGAATCATTGAGCCACTGCACTCACGCTGTACTGTGATTGACTTCAATGAGGTTAAAATCACTGATCCAAAGTTAGCAGTGATGTTCATGAAACGTCTTCAATACATTCTTGAATCCGAAAACGTTGATTTTGATAAGCAAGCAATTGCTAACGTTATTATGAAGCACGCACCAGATTGGCGTCGTGTGATTAACGAATGCCAACGCTATTCTTCGTCTGGTTCACTGTCTACTGAGATTGTTACCACTAGTGCTAGTGAAATCAAAGAGCTTATTAAGCACTTGAAAGCTAAAGACTTTCGTAATATGCGAGCTTGGTCTGCCTCTAATTCTGACATTGATCCATCAGTTGTATTTCGTCGTATTTACGATACTGCGTATGATATACTCGAACCTCAATCAATTCCAACCACTATTTTGTTACTTGCGGATTATCAGCATAAAGCTGCTTTTGTAGCTGATCGCGAATTGAATATGGTTGCTTGTCTGATCGAGATTATGAGCACTGCTAAGTTTAGATAATGAGTAATAAATTAACACCATTTGACTTCCTTTCGTCAATCAACGAAAAGAAGACCTATTTGTTCAGCGAAGAATCTGCTGATACAACCCAAGAAGCTGTTGATCACGATAGCTCTAGCAAACAATACCCTGCATACATGGTTAACCGTGGACTCTCTTATTTCATTGATACAGTAATGTTTGCTAATGAAATGAACTGTAGACCTGAAATGTCTACAAAGATGCAGTATGACTTCCTCTATCACTCAGTTCGCAAAAAGAAGCGATTCTCTAAGTGGTTTAAGCGAGAGAAAGATAGTAAAGATTTAGAACTAGTTAAGAAAGCATATTCTTACAATCGCGAACGAGCTGAAGAAGCATTAGAGTTGTTATCTAATGATGATCTGAAAGCACTGCGAAAGAGTATGAAGACTGGTGGTCTAAAAAATAGATAATGTATAAA